AGCGCACACTCGCGCGCCGCTTCCACCACGTCGGCGGTCGGTACGCGGTGTTCGTCCGCTGAAAGATTCTCCCTCCGCTACCGGCGGGGTGGTGATACTCGACTCAAGAATCGCGCGCGGTTGGGCGCATGGCACAGAGGCAACAGGCGATGGCGAAGCAGGACAAGAAGGCAGGCCCGTACGTCGCGGTCCACGGACTGACGTTCCCCGACGGCTCGCGCGCCGAAGAGGGCGAGCCCTGCGACCCGCCCAAGAAGTCCGTCGAGTGGCTGCTCGAGCAGGGCCACATCGTCGTGAACGCACCGCCGGCCGAAGTAGGCGCGCCGGATGCTCCCACAGAGGACACCGCACCCGCAGAGGCTCCCGCGGAGGACGCTGCGCCGGAGACTCCCGCCGCGCCCGCAGAGGACGTCGCGCCCGTAGGGGCCGCCGAGAACGCCGCGCCCGACGCTGCGACCGCTGAGGAGGCGAAGGCGTAATGACCGCGCATCACGGCTCAGAGGGTGCGGTACTCGTCAACGGCTTCGACATGACGAGCTTCCTGGATTCGGTGGCGACGACGTGGGGAGGCGCCGCGGACGACGCGACCGTCTTCCAGAAGCCGCACAAGGTGTACCAGGTGGGCCTCGAGTCGGGCGACGTCTCGTGCACGGGCAAGTGGAAGAACGACACGACGGGCCTCACGCTCGATCAGATCGACGACGTGTTCTCCGCCGCGCTTCCGGCGCGCGTGAGCACAAACGACTTCATCTGGAGTCCGCAGGGTGACCTGGTCGGCGGCTACGCGATCGCCTTCGAGGGGTCGGTCACGGACTACACCATCACGAACCCCGTCGCCGACCTCATCAAGACGTCGCTGAAGGTCGACTCCTGCAAGGCGCGCGACCAACTCGCGATCCTGCACGGCTTCATCGGTTCGACGGAGACGATCACGGCACTGGGCACGACGGTCGACGAGGGTGCGGCCACGCAGCCGGGCGGGCTTCCGTCATCGGCGAACGGCGGCGTCGCCTACCTGCAGGTGCCGACGTTCGGCGGCGGGAACCTCACGCCGAAGGTGCAGCACTCGGTCGACGGCACGACGTGGGTCGACCTCGTCACCTTCGTGATTGTGGTGTCCGGGAACACCCACCAGCGCATCGAGGTCGCCGGCACCGTCAACCGATACCTGCGCGCCACTTGGTCGATCACGGGCCCTGCGCCGGTCATGGGATTCTTCGTCGGTTTCGGAAGGTTCTAGCGCGTCGCGCTAGGCAGGCACAGAGGCAAGAGGAGGAGTAGGCATGGCATTCGGGCACGGAACCAACGCAGTCCTCAAGATCATGGACGCGGTCCCGACGCTGCGCGACTTCTCCGCCTACATCGACGAAGCGGGTCTTCCGCGCTCGGTGGAGGCGGCGGAAGTCACGACGCTCGGCAAGGTCAAGAAGGTCTACATCGCAGGGCTCGAGGACGGCACCATCAGCCTCAAGGGCTTCTGGGATCCCACCGTCGACGGCTACCTCGACGGGCTCCGGCGCAAGGTCACGACCTGGGAGTACTACCCCGCGGGTCTCGGCGCCGGGAACGTGAAGTACTCGGGCTCGGCGGTGATGACGCAGTTCGACGTCAGCGGCTCGACCTCGGGCGCGACGACGTTCACTGCCACATTCCAGCAGTCCGACGTGGTCACCAGGGCGGTCCTCTAGGCGATCGCCCTGAGGGGCTTCTCTGCAAGCAGGGCGCTCGCTGCGGTGAGCGCCCTGCGGGGCCCTTCTTTTCATCCACCCACAAGCGAGGAGAACACTCGTGAGCACGGACACCCTGGGGGGCCAGGGGGACGAGACGGCAAAGCTCGACACCGCTGTCGAACCGGCATCCGCCGAGACACCGACGCCCAAAGCACCGCCGGAGTACCTGACGGTCGCGCAGATCGTCGATGCCGAGGATCTGACCGAGGAGGACGTCCTGACGCCCGAGTGGGGCGGCAAGGTGCGCGTCCGCGCGCTGACGAAGCGACGGCAGCAGGCGCTCCGCAAGGTCGCCTCGCCGGGCGGGAAGTTCGACCCGGAGCTGTTCGAGGTCGGTCTCGTGATCGAGGGCGTCATTCAGCCGGATCTCGATGCGTCGCAGATCGAGACTCTGAGAGACAAGGCGGCCGGCCCGATGGACCGGATCGCACAGGCAGTGATGAAGGTGTCGGGGCTGAACGCGGAGGCGGCGGACGAGGCCGAGGCCGAGTTTCGAGACGAACCCGCGGCTTAGGTTCGAGTTCCTGCTGGCACGTGAGCTAGGCATGACGCACTCCGAGCTTCTTGATCGGGTGCCACCGCTCGAGTTTCCGCGCTGGCTCGCCTTCTACCGCCTCGAAGGACGAGAGCGAGAAGAACGCATGGCGCACGCGAAGAACAACGGGGGGAGGGGCTAGTGAGCCTCTCCCCCGAAGCAGCACGAATCTACGCCGTCGTCGGTGCGGACATCTCGCGCCTCGAAGCGTCCTACGCGCGCGCCGAGGCTGCGACCCGCGACCTCGCGCTGAAGATGGAGCGCACCCTCGACGCCTCGATGGCGCACACGGAGCGGTCGCTCGCAACGCGCGGCGCGGCGATGACAACGCGGCTGCGCGCGATCTCGGCCGCGATGACCAAGGCGTTCACGATCCCGGCGCTCGTCGTCGTCGGCGGCGGCTTCAAGCTGTTCACCGACTACCAGCAGCAGCTCATCCGAATCAAGGCTGAGACGGGGTCGACGGCGAAGGAGATGGCCCTCGCCAACAACACGATTATGAAGTCGTTTCGTGATCTCCCCCAGGCACCGAAGGCGCTCGCGGAGGCGCTCTACCACGCCCGCTCGCTGATCCCCGATATGGGGAAGGCGCTGAACCTCGTCCACACCTCGGCGCTCGGTGCGGCGACGGGCCTCGCGGACCTGACGGACATGACCAACGCGCTCGGCGGTGCGATCTTCACTGGCATCAAGGGCGTGGCGAACTACCACAATGCGATGACCTCCCTGTTCGCGATCGCCGGCGTCGGCAACATGACGATGCAGGACCTCGCGAACTCGATGGGCTCGGGCTTCTTGTCGATTGCCGCTCGCTACGGCGTGTCGCTGAAGAACATCGGCGCCGCCCTCGCGGTGATGACCGACTCGGGGATGAGCGCGGAGGCAGGCGCGACTCGCCTGCGCATGGCGATGTCGCTGCTCGGCTCGCCGACGAAGCAGGCGGTGGCGGCCTTCCATCAGATCGGGATGGGACAGCACGACCTCGCGATCTCCATGCAGGGGCCGGACGGGCTGCTCGGTGCGATCAAGCTGCTGAAGGCGCACCTCGACGACTACACGAAGGGGATGGCCAAGGCGCAGGCATCGGCGGCGCAGAACACGATCCTGACGCCCGCCTTCGGCGGCGCCCGCTCGGCGTCCGCGCTGGCGACGCTGCTGCAGATGACCGACCGCTACGCGGTCAGGCTGAAGCTGATCGATCTGGTGCAGCGCGAGTACGCCGCAGCGATCGCCGCAACGCAGCAGACGGCGGCGTACAAGCTGAAGGTCGCATGGGCGAACGTCGAGCGCGCGCTGATTACGGTGGGCGCTGCGGTCGCGCCGACGATGCTGATGCTGGCGAGCGGGCTGAGGAAGGCGGCTGACTGGTTCCAGTCCCTCTCGAATAGCACGAAGAAGTGGCTGGCGATCTCGCTCGGGATACTCGCCCTGGTCGGCCCGTTTGCCAAGTTCATCCTGCTCATGTGGGAGCTCGGGAAGGTCGCGAAGACCGTCATGACCGCGATGGGGCTCCTGAGCGCAGCAGAGGTCGCGCTCGGACCCGCTGCGGTTGCGGGGGGGGCGGTCGCGGAGGCGGAGCTTGCCGCTATCGGTACAGCGGCGGGAGGGGCCGCAGTAGAGGTCGGCCTCTTGGGCGGGAAGCTCGCCGGACTGGCCGGACTCGGCGTCCTCGCTGCACCACTCGCGATCCTCGGCGCGCTCCAGGCACCGACGAAGGCGAAGAACTACCAGGGCACGTCGACGGGCGCTCTCGTCTACCAGGGAGCCGGCGGCCAGTGGATGCAGAAGTTTGGCCGCGCGGGCGTTCGCAAGATCACACCGGCGCAAGCCGCGGCCCTGGGCGCGACGATAGGGATAAGCGGCAGCTCGGCGGAGTCGATGGGCCACGCGAAGGGCGGCGCAGCGGCGGCGTCGCAGGCGGCGGTCAACGCGCGCCTGAACACGACGCTGACGCCTGAGCAGATCGCACAGCAGGCGATCGCCAAGTACACGGCGGACATGAAGAAGCTCGACGCGAAGTTTGCGAAGACGAAGATGGGCAACCCGAACACCTACGGCAACCACAAGGGGCCGAAGGGATCGGGCGGCGGCAGTGGCGGCAGCAAGGCGCTTGGCCTCGCCACGCACGGCCTCGACGCGGAGCAGACGCGCAACGCGCAGCTCGCGTACGCCTACGCGACCAAGCACGGCCTGAGTCCGACTGAGGCGCTCGACTTCGCGCAGACGCAGAAGGGCGAGTCGAACTTCCACGCGAATGCGCTCAACAAGAAGTCGGGCGCGGCGGGTCTCTACCAGCTGCTCTCGAGTGGCTACGTCAACAAGGCGAACGCGATGGGCGGCGTGATGAACCCGCTCGCCAACATCGCCTCGATCTTCCCCGACTACGCCGACTACTACCGAAACCACCCCTTCTCCAAGGGCGCCGCCGGCTCGGCTGTCGAGAGGTCGGGCATGGGCGCGAGCTACTACCAGCAGGGGTACGCGAACCTCTCGCTCGCGAAGGGCGGCTTCAAGGGTTCGACGCTCGGCGCGAACGCGCTGAAGACGCCCGCACTCGCCTCGGTCGCGAGTCTGATGTCGGTGGCGAAGTCGTGGTCGACGCTGTGGGATTCGATGCACGGCAAGACCTCCGAGGCGCAGGACACGATCGCCTCGCTGAACAAGCGGATGAAAGACGTCGGCAAGGCGATCCTCTCCGCAGCGACACCGGCCGAGGTGACGAAGGCGAAGAATCAGATGGCGTCGATCAAGCAGGCGTGGACGGACATGATCGCCGCGCTGAAGCAGAAGGTCGACGACGCGAAGCCCGCCTTCGAGCAGGCGTTCGGTGTGTTCACGTCGATGATCGATCAGATGTTTCAGAAGATCACCGACAACATGGTCGCGGCGCTGCGCGTCGACGTGACGACGAAGTACGGCACCTTCAACTACGGGACGGGAGCGTACGGACAGGCCGACAAGACGCCGGGCGAGCTCGCGCTGAAGGCGCTGCAGGATCAGCAGCAGGCCGAGGCTGACCGAAGGGCACGTGACGACGCGGCGAAGTCGGTCGCCGACGCCCAGAAGAAGTACAACGACGCGCTGGCGGCGGCGGGCGGGTCGGGCGTCTCCTCGCCGTATGGCGCGCAGCAGGGCGTGAGCGACAACGCCACCGTCCAGTCGGCCTACGACTCTCTCCAGGCCGCGATCCAGTCTCAGACGGACGTGCTGAGGCAGCAGAGCGATGCGGCCGCGCTCTTGGTGGCGCAGGCGCGCGCGGACGAGGAGCGCGCGGCGGCCGACTACACCCTGCAGCAGGCGCAGGCGCGGCTGACCGCAGATCAGCAGATCAAGCAGAACGCGCTCGACAGCACCTTCTCGGAGCTCGCCTCGGAGTTCTCGAACGGCATCATCTCCAAGAGCACCTTCGAGGCGGCGGTGAAGGCGGCGATCGGCGCGGCGGGTATCGAGCCCGGCAAGGCAGCCTCTCTGATGGGGCAGGTGTTCTCGGACGCGCTCAACCTGTCGCTCGGCACGCTCGAGTCCACAGTCATGACGCTCGCCAAGGCGATCAACGAGTGGCTCGTCGCGCAAGGGAAGACCCCTCTCGATACGAGCGGCAGCTTCGTCACCGCGAGCGGGCCCAGCGCCTACGGGATGACTCCGGCGCAGACTGCATCGTGGGTGGCCGGCACCCTGAGCTACGGGGACGCTCAGGCCATCTCGTCGAAGACGCACATCGCGATCCCGATGGCCTCGGGCGGCATGGGCCGCGTCACCAGGCCGACCAACTTCCTCGCGGGCGAGGCGGGCGCTGAGGACTACCTCTTCTCCGGTGGCGGCAAGAGTTTCGCGGACATCTTCAGCGGCGGCGGCGGCGGCGACACCTACGTGCTCGAGGCGACGATCCCCCTGCTGGTCGACGGG